CTTTCCCAGCAAGCATACCAGACTGAAAAATAACAGTCATTTGCTCACCAGCTATAATACAATCCTCATAGTCCAGGTTATCAGGAATATCCCTATCTATGAAATCATAAAAGTTCTTTTTTTCATCAGGCACAAGCACCTCACTTACAGTACCAACTCTTTTTGGGTAGATATTTGAACAGTCCAGGCTATCCTCTTCAATATCAGCCATAGGCTTATCTCCCCTGGTGATATACGTTCCATCAGAATCAGTAATGTAGGTTCTGCCTTCGTAAACGAGTGATTGGCTTTTGGGCAGCAGAAGCTCAGGAGATTTATATTTTGATGGATCTATATTTTTGCTTCCACCTTGTACTAATAGAACGGTGATAGGTTTGCTATTTTCCAGGTTAGTACGTCCTAAACCTGGCTTAAAGCCATTCCCTTTACCATAAGACAAAGGCAGGGGAGCATCCTTATTATACTCCACTTTACGCAAGTTTATGGTTTTATCATCTATCTCCCACTCAGTATTAAAGGCATCAGCTATAGCCTTTAAACCGTCCAGGCAAAAGGTGTGATTATAGCCTATAGTTTTCTCATCAGCATCTATACAAGTTCCTACACTCCATCCTGCCTCTCTCATGTTGAGATTATCCACAACCATCTGGAGGTGTTCTTTAGGCTTTGCAGTGTAATCAAACTTTAGCCTCTTTGAAACTATATCACGAACCTTATACTTTTCCAGGGAGGCTCTACAATCATAGAGGATAAGAGTGTAGCTGTATTCACGTTCACTATTCTTTTTAAAGTTCTCAGGACGTGTTAAGCTAAACTTCTTATTCTGATAGATGCAATAAGCCCCCACTGGAATATCTATATACTCAGAACTGGAGAAATACAGGTTTAATGAGTGCTCACCCATTATAGCCTGGTACCTGTAGCTCGAAGTATCCAGTATAATATCAAGCTCTGTATTACCGAATTTGATTATCATAAAGAGTTATCTTTTGTTTTTGTGCGCTTTATCCACCATCCTCTCAAACTCCTTTTCAGACGGAACAAAAGCCTCATCAGGTGCATCAATCAGATAATAACCCTTATCATCCCCGACTGAAATAATACAGTCCTCAATGGGGAATACGGCTTCTCCTGTCTCTGTTTCCTGTTGCTTACAATCTTCCAGGTAGTTTGTTAGTAGTTCGGATGAGTGCCAGGTAACACATAGCTTACCTCCGATCCGAATTTGCATACGGCAATAAAACTCACATCCTCTAACATTACTTTTATTCTCACGCTTGAACTCAATAACATCAAGTTTTACGGCTTTGTCAATGAGTTGGGCAATATCAATATAGGAGCCTCTTAGACCTCCTCTATATTGAACTCTGATCTGGCTGGGCTTTGGCATGGCTTTACTCTCCTATTAGAATAGCGGTTATACGTTCCTCTGAGTATCCGTTCTCAGATAATACTGTTCTCCATTCTTCCTCTGTAGGTTCGTGATCTGCCTGAACCGCTACAAAGTCAGCACACGGGATTTCCTCTGTAACGTGTTGCTCGCTGCCCTCTTCTGTTTTTTCCTGCTCTATTGTATGGTGATTGAAGTACCTTCTGTACTCGTTCACCCCTGGATTGGGAACTGGCAACGTCATTTTCTTTACTTCTATTCCTCTTGGAATATCTGTCGATTCGTTCAAAAACATCACTGTACTCATTTTTTAATTGTTTTAAAATGTTATTACTATCGCAATATTTCAGCATACCTAAGTAGCTACATACACAGCTCCTCTCATATACTGGATTACACGGCTTTTTCTGTAATTCTCTCAATTTTCGGGTAAACCTTCTCATGGTAGCTACCCTCAACCTCACATTATCCTCATTAACGGCATAAGAGCAAAAATCTATTCTTCTTGCAGTGATGGGGAACACCTCAACCCTCCCAAAGACTAACCCCAAAAGATCGTAAGCAAACTCTTTGATCTGAGGTATCCACTCAGCTGCCTGGGTTTTATCCTCACAAAGCAGTACCATATCATCAACATATCTGGAGAAAAATGTTACTCCAAGTATTTGTAATATGAAACGATCCAGAGGTGTAAGGTAAAAATTTCCGTTATTCTGGCTCGTTAATGCCCCAATACTAATACCCGTATCACTTTCAGGCTGGTAACTCCTCAGGACTTTCTCAAACAGAATTAATGCTGCTTCACCTTTATATTTCCCACGTACCAATTCCATCAACTTTGTTTTATTGATACTGGGATAATATTTTTTCACATCCAATTTTATCACATACTGGAATTTGCTTCTATGAAGATCTTGCCGTACCTGCTTATTAGCTTTCAAAGTACCTCTACCTTTTATACTCCCAAAAGTACGTTTGACAAAACGCCTGTGTAGAGCAAAATGGTAAACCAAAGCCTGGTGTACTATCCTATCCTCAATCTTCACCGTATGTATCAGCCTCCACTTTCCCTCAGTAAACAGGTAAAAGGAACGCCCAGTATCAGGCATCCAGGTACCGCTTATAAGTTCAGCGGATAGTTTCCTCAGGTTATTGGGCAGATCTTCTCCAAATTGGATTACATCCTTTCTACCTGATTTATTACCCCTACAACACTTCCTATAAGCATTGAATAGGCTGTTATAGCTCGCTATCTCCTTTATATCGACAAATGTTTTCTTACTCATAACATTTCACTATTAGTTTTAAAGAAATTGGCTGTTGCTTCCTTCTTTATGGGTGACTTTCAAACCATGCCTACAAACGCAACGTTACTAATCAACCATTCGTGTAGCATATTTTGCTCACCTTTCGTTAATCTATCCAGGTGGTGGATTTCTCCACAATTAGCAAGGCACTTACTTTCCGAGTATTTTTGTTGTTTCATTTTAATTTCTTTTTTATCGCTACAATTTTTAAATTGGAGTTAGGGCACCCCCGTAGTTCGCATTCGAGTTCGAGGCAACGTTGTTCGAGTTCAGGCACGACACACCAAGAGCGGAACCGTTGTTCGCACTACCCACGCCAGCAGGGATGACTGAAAGTAAAGCCCACAGGGGCTAAAGCCCCCGATTTCGATTTTTCAATTCTTCGTTTTTCCGTTCATCCGTCAAGCGACAACTGCCCCGTTTGCAGTCTGATCGGTTGGATCATCGGAAGCAAGGGCACCCCCGTAGTACGCACTCGAGGTCGAGGCAACGCTGCCCGAGGTCAGGCACGACACACCAAGAGCGGAACCGCTGTCCGCACTACCCACGCCAGCAGGGATGTACACAGTGCCTACACCTGGTGAAGTCTGCCTCCAGTAATGATCGCACATACCAGTAGTAGTAGATCCACCTATCTGTTGTGGAATAAGTGTATCAGCAAAATTTTCCAGAATATACCCACCGCCAGTACCAGCTCCACAATCATCACACAGAGCCTCATAATCAGCTGTTACAGTGAAAGCTATTTTTGATAAATCTTTGCAACGGTACCAAACACTATCTTTTTTCAGATAACCCGTTTCCCAGATCCAGAAAGCACCAGATAACGGATTTTCACGCCACAACCATTTACAAGGTTTCACGTTTACAGCAACCCCATCCGAATTACTTACTGAAATTATCTTTTCTCCCTTGTGCCCAGCTATATCCAGCGTAATACCGTTTTTGTGGAATTGCCCATAAGAGGACTGCCCACCATCGGCTGCCTGGGTGAACTTACCCCACCAATCCCATGTAACATTACTAATACCCTCAAATACTGCCTGAGAGTTAAAGGTTTTTTCAATAAGCCATAAGTACAAGCGGAATACCTCTCTATCCTGAGTGGCTATCTCACGATAATGTTCACCCAAGTTCTTTGCGAACTGGTGGTACTGAGTTAGGCTATAACTCTGGGTACTCCATTTGTCAGAGTTGGATAAAAGCACCTGCTTTGATTCCTGGGTTTCAACCGTTCCGTTAAAGCAGCTCAGGAAACGCCTCCGAATGTATTTGTACCCACGTACCTTTTTGGTGGAGAAATGGAACACCTTTTCGTTGGTAGAAGCCACATAATAGTATTTGTAGTAAATACCCCCCATCCGTACCATAGCCTGTAAAGTCCAATCGTTTAAAACGGATGGCAGACCGTCAGCAGTCTTTCTCATGTCGTTACCATTCAGATAAGCAACGATAAGGCTGTTTCTGTCAAGCAATACAGGATATGCAGTAGCCTGTATCTCCTGTATCATTCCCATATTATCACAGATAGCTGGTGTGGTAGAAGTTTGTCCGCTGTAGCGTTTCAACGTCACACGGTTTAACGGTACATCAGGATAAACACCGTTTACATCAGGAGCTGCTGCCATAATTTCAGATATGGAGCATTTCCGTGAAGTACCATCCTGTACGATCTCAAATATCTCACTGCCTGTTAAAGCCCCAGCAGTAGGCATCTCAGAAATTTTCATATTACTTTCATATTAAATTGTTTAACATTCTATTGTAACTCCAGCCTCCGTAGTCCTGGCTGTGCCATTCTCTGTAGTTCTCGCTACTGGATCACGGAACCTTATTTTTATCTCTCTCCACACATTAGACTGTTGTGTGGATATTGCATACACCACTATTTCCCCAGCGGATGCAGGAGAGGGAATAGCACCATCTGGAGTAGCAAAACATCCTCCTTTGCCTGGTTGGTACACAACACTTTGATTCGCTGTTTCTGGAAACATCTTTGTGCGGATGATTGGAGTAGATCCCACTACAGCCTCTGTTATAGCCTCTACCACCATAGTAGCAGGTAGATGAGCATAAACATTAACTCCCTCAACTTTCGAGATCAGGTTATAAGTATCTAAGGCTGTTTGAATGGCAGATCTTAGCTCTGGTATAAGTAAATTCACCTGGTTAAGAGCCTCCGTTCCCTGTAGCATAAGAGAATAGGTTCCCTCAGCTGCTGCATTAGCGTTGCTGGCTGCTGCGCTGGCATTAGCTCCACCCGTTTCAGCCTTTACTATAGCAGCCTCAGCACGCCCTATAACCTCATTACAGTTGTTCATTGCCTCCAGAGCTTTCCTGGCAGCTTCCGTAGCCTGAGAACCTTTTGCCAGGCACTTCCACCAGGATATATCCGTTACAGCTTTACCTATATTCTCATCTTGCAAGGAAAGATAACAGCTATCCTCAGTAGTCACAAAATTAAATCTCTTGTATGTAGTCTTATCCGAATAATTGCCCTTATCTACAAAGGCAACTTTTCCCATTCTTAAATCTCCTTCTGCCATCTTATTTTGGATTAAAAGTTAAATATCCCTCATTATCAATGCTAAACATATCAGCAGCTATATCATCCTGATAGTGCATTATTAACTCCATAGTTTCGGTATCAATGGTGAAAGTGGGATAGAGAACACCCCCCTTAGCAAGAATACCAGTATCAACATACTTTTGTAAAGCCTCATCCCATTTCCACCAATTACCATTATCTCCCATGTAAGGCTGGTGATCTGCAAACTGCTTAGCTCTGTCAGCCTGGGTATTGGCATTATCTGTAGCCGTTATGGTATTTTTAGTGGCTGTATTGGCGTTATTTGTTGCAGTTATCGCATTGGTTGTAGCCTTATTAGCATTGGTTGTAGCTATATTGGCGTTACTGGTAGCCGTGTTAGCATTACTGGTAGCCGTTATAGCGTTTTTGGTTGCATTGATAGCATCCTGAGTAGCTTTCAAAACATTTTCATAAGCTGTCTGGATATATTCCAGACCAATCTTTACGGATGTCTGTACACCATCAATCAGTTTTACACCGATTGTATATAACCCTTTCAAATTATCAGATAGGGTTAGTTCGCTGATTTTCTTTTTCTCAACTGGCATAATCTTTTAAGTCTATATAAAATTTCCCATCTTCTGTTACTATAAGCTCGCCATTCTCCGAAGCCAGGAGATACTCATCTCCTCCAACTCTGAATGAAGTAAAAACCAGCGTAAGTGTGAACTTACACCAGATATTTCCATTCGGATCCAATAGGCTCACCTTGCCATTTTTATAATAGCATGGATATTCCTCATATATTTTCTCCAGAAATAAAGAACGCTCAGCCGTTTGCACCTTTATACCATCCTCATCAACCTCTACCACACGGATAAGATCATATAGGAAAGCATTGTAATTCCTCCAGAACTCAGTAAAGTTTTTAGCAATAAGGCAGCAATTCAGAGCTACCTCCTTTTGCTGATACACCACTTTTTCACCATCGTATATAACACCGTTCTGTGTGCTGATATTCCGTAGCATATTCTTTTTTACAGTAGGGCATTTCTGTATCTGAGCCTCACTACCTTCCAAAACACGGATACCATAAACTGAAAAATCTACTCCATCCAGTTCATAGCCCTGTATAGGAACCATATTTGAAGATGGTTTTAAATAAGTGTATCCATTCATGGGAAAATCATCTGAAAACTTTAGCGTAAAAGTCTTAGCTTCAATAAGCAGCTGAATATTTACTTCTGTTGCCAACCTAAGTTTACAGGTGTATCCGATCTCTACAAAGTTGAAAGTATGATAAACCTTATCCGATAGAAGAGAAATAAAATCACCAGTAAAGTATTTACCAGTAGCAGCAAATTTTATTTCAACTTCCTTTGTATCGAGTTTGGGATCCGAAAGATCTACCTCTACGCCATCATGCTCAGCCCAATCATTTGATTGTTCAGGAGCTTTTATAGCAGGAAAAGACACAACACCATTATACCCTCCCTCAGTAATGAATATGCCATACTTGGAAAGTGCATCTTTACCGTCTATGTAGAATAAGCCTTTCATTTCCTTATATTTACCCCTTTAGTATTCATAGAATCTATACCCTCTTTCATCTCTTTAATGTTTCCATTAATTGTTTCAAGATGCTTGCAGTGTTCTGTGTTCGTCTGGATACCAGAAAGGTATTCAAGCACCTTACTTATTTTAGCGGTAAGTTCTTTCATAGCCTCACTGATAATAAATGTATGCCCCTGGATGGCAGTGGCACGTCCATTAAGCTCATTAACACTCTCCTGATCGGCTGCTGCTATTCCTTTGCTGGATCCTTCACGGGTGCTATCCCACAGGTTAAAGCCTTGCTTATTGGCTTCCTCTTTCCACTGCTGCATCCAGTTCTGAGCATTTTGCATATCAGTACCGATACCGTTATAGAAATTACCAACCAGATCCCGTGCATCCTTAGCTATTTCCTCCTCCGTTTTACCAGAGCCATATATTTTTTCAAGGTCTGCCTGGAGTTTTTTAAACTTATCCGAAAAGAAAAGAGAATAGGCAATTTGTTTACCCAGATCCTCCAATACAGAAGAACCTGCCTCACCAAATTTCTCCCAGGCGTTCACTCCATCATCTTGTATTGCTTCTACAATAGAGGTCATAATATCCTCACCCAGGGATCCGAATGTACTTTCCAAATAATCCCTAAGTGCTTCCTGAGCCTCCTCTGCCTGTTCTTGGAGATCAATGAGGTTTTGTAGTAGAGCTTTGTTCTCATCACTCATCGTTTGGGTATCAATGATAGCCTGGGCACGCTCTTTATTCAGGTTTCCCTCCTCATCCACCAGATCCTTATACACATCCAGAACTGGTGTCATAATATCATGCTGCTTTTTCCAGAACCAGGCACCAGTGGTATAACTACCTGTTTTTACCGTAACATTACTTAAAGCACCTACACCATTGTTGTACTCCTCCATTTGCTTCTTGTAACGTCCAGTAATATCACCGAACATCTTCTCAAATTTTGTCATTTGAGGTTTATCCCCTTTTAGGGTTTCTTTGTATTCCTCAATAGCTTGGCGATATATTTCTATAGATCTGGCAGCTTTGGCAATCTGATCCTCTCCGAATATAGATGTAGCCTCTTTCATTAACAGGTTTTGCTCCATCAACAAAAGGTTGTATTGACGTTGCATTTCTATCTTATTCTGGGCTACTTCCTTTAGTGCTTCCTGGTGCTCCTTCTCCGCTTTGGAAGTCATACCAAACAAAGTGGAAATAATAGAAATAGCAGCCCCAACTATAGCCAAAATAACAGAAGCACGTTCAACACCTTTTATAGCTTCTGCTCCAGCTACAGATAATGCCTGAATACCTGTAATCATAGCTATAATACCGCCAGCTATATTAGTAGCAGAGGATAATACCGTTTTTGTAATATCATCCAATCCGTCAAAACTGGAAGTAATATCATTAACGGTGTCCTGAACTTCATTCATTACCTTTAGAGTATCACCCCATTTCTTTTTAGATTTGTCAGCGGATGTTTGGCTGGCATCTTTCGCCTCTGCAATGTTTAGCTGCTTCTCCAGGCTTTTTATTTTAGCGTTCAAAACAGCCTTTTCCTTATCGGATAATTTACCACCATCTTTATTAAGTGCGTCCCTGGCAGTTTGCAAGGCTGATTTTAGCTGTTTCAGCCCCATGCTGGTAATCTTATCCATCCACACATTGAACGAAGCCTCACGAGCTGCTACTTCCTGATCCAGGGCATCAATAGCCTCCTGTTTGTCTGTTTGAGCCTGATTTATGTTATCCTCTGAAAAGACAGGAGATTTACCCTCTTTTTTAGCCTTTTCATTAGCAGCTTTCATAGCATCAATATCTTTCTGGAATTTCTCCTCTATAGCCTTACGCTTATCGGCATAAGTCTGGTACTGCTTTAGCATTTCATCTATTGCAGTCTGGTTATTAAGAGCTAACTTTTGAGCAGTATTATCCTCCAGCTTCTTAAACTCTTTCTTATCTTTCTCTGGCAATTCAGTAGTAGTAGGGATGAATTTCCCTTTTTTACCTTTGGACTGCCATATAGTTTTTTCCCATTCCTGGATCTTATTGAGTTTATCTTCCTGCTGCCTTTTGAGCTGTTCCATTTCCTGCTCATAATTGAGCTGGTTTTGCTCCATCGTTTTGTTAAAGCCGTCCTTATCGTTGTTCAGTTTAGACTGCCTAACAGCAAACTCCATATCTTTTTTAATACGAGCCTCTTCCTGGGCATTTTTCTTTATATCATCGGAGTAGTCCTTTTTCTCCTTTGTCGATTTGGTAGAAGGAACACGTTTACTAAGTGAATCTATACGGGTTTGCAAATCGTTATATTCTTTGCTGCCTTTCACCGTTTCTTTCTGCTCCTTTTTCAGCTTATCTATCCGTTCTTCTACCTCACGGATAATTTTCAAATCATTTTCACGCTCCAGGACTGTTTTTTTAAGGGAGTTTACATATTTTTCCTGGGCTGCTATAGTTACATCCGTTACTTTCTTTCCGTCCTCAGTAAGCCCATTATTATCTTTGAGGGCTTTTTTGAAAGCATCCAGCTTTTCCTGTCCTTGAGTAATGGCATCCTCTATTTCAGCAATGGATTTACCTTTAGTGTAGAATACCTCTTCTTTCTTTTCTTCTTTTTTATTGGCATTAGGGTTTTCACCGAATTGGGTACGAGCCTCAGACATGGTATCATCAAAGATCTTTTTAGCTTTATAAATTTCTGATATTTGCTCTTTGAGTTTATTAGAAACATATTCATCTTGAACTTTTATACCACTTTCAGCATCATATTTAGCATTGTGGTGAACATCAAAGAGCTTTAAAATATCCTCAACCTCTTTAGTAATTTCACCTTTACCCTCCAGAACTGGCTCAATCTTCCAGAAATAGGTTTCAGATAGGCTCATCCCATCCTCGCCTTTCTTACCCTTAAATTTTTTATCCAGAAGCTCCTTAACTTCATTCCTGGCATCACCTTTCTTTCCAGCGTAAGTATCAGAGGCATCCTTTGTAGCAGTTTCCATAGCACGGGCACGGGCAGCTTTTTCAGCTTCCTGGGTAACTATCTTATATGCCTTTGCCAGATCATCCAGAGCTGTTTTTTCATCACCCAGGCTTTTCAGGTAATCACCATATTTGCTCAGTATGGCATCTTTGGCAGCCTTATACTCTTCTGTACCTTTCTTAGCAGCTTTCATACGGGCAAACATGGCATCAATCTGCATACGTTCAGAATCTATAGATCTATTGCTCTCCTCTATAGTTTCATTCAGTTTAGCCTGAGCCTTTTCTGCATCCGTCTGGTAAGTGATAAGTTTGTAGATACCATAAGCCAGGGCTGCTACGGCTACAGCTGCTATAGTCCAGGGATTAGCCATAATAACAGCGTTCAGACGTGCTGCTACAGCCGTGAGCCTCAACTTTGCGGTACTAAGGATATTGGTAGTAGTCAGATTGGCAGCCTGAGCAGCGGTATTCATTCCCGTTTCAAGCGTGTTAGCTTTTCTAACAGCGGTATCCAGGGCTGCTCTTTTTGAACTTACAGCACGAGCAGCTGAGTTCTTATTTATTTCAGCAGTATTAGCTTCCTGTAGGGCAACATTGAGCCTGTTCTGGGCTGCCTCAATCTGTTTGGATGCTACACTGGAATCAATAGCCTTTATTTCTGCACGTTTAGCCACAATCATCTGGCTACACTGGATCTCTTCCTGTTGTGCAGCAACCAACTTAGCGTTAATAGCTGCTATCTCACGATTTTTGGCAGCCACAACCTCAGCACTGGCTCCAGCTTCTTTTAACGCACGAGCCTCCGAAACAGCAGCATCTTTCTGTTCCTGGAGCTTTTGGGCACGGAGAGCAGCACGGCTCTGTTTTTCCGAGTTCAAAGCTATCTCTTTCTCCATAGAGGCAACCTTCTCAGATTTTGCGCTCTCAATGGTAGAAGCCAGTTCCATCTTTCTTGTTTCTACCAGCTGGGCAGCAGCCAGCTGTTGCTCTTTACGAACAGTAAGAGCTTCACGGGCAGCTGTAACCTCTGCATTAAGCCCTGTGGCTATTGCAGTCTGCCTCTCCATTTCAGCGGTTATCTCAGACTTTACAGCAGCAGCATACTCTACTGTGCCCTTAGTAAGGTTTTGCTTAGATATTAGGGCTTGCTGCTCTACAGTCAGTAATTTAGCAAGTTCCTCAGCTTCCGCTGAACTTTTAACTGTGGAAACGGCTTTCTGGGTTGCTGCCACTGTCATAACAGCAGCCTTATAAGCACCATAGGTAACTATAAGTTCACCAATGGTACTACCTATTTCCTGGTAGTTTTCAACTAAATAAGCACCACTCTCCAGAACGGTATTGATAACTCCCTCATTGGATTTACCTATATCGTTGAGCATTGTAGAAATGTTATCCCCCAGGTTTGAGATTTGCCCCGATATGGTTTTACTCTGCTCTTCCATCAGGTTATGGAACATACCACCTGAGTTGGTAAGGTTATCCAGGACTTTCTGAACCTGTGGAAAACCTATCTTACCAGCAGTAACCATAGCATTAATCTCGTTCTCAGTCTTTCCCAGTTCCTTTGCAAGTTCTTTAACCAATGGAATACCACGCCCCATAAACTGCCTTACATCCTGAGTGAACAGCCTCCCCTGTACCATTGTCGTACCATAGAGATAAACAATATCATTCAAAGGGATAGATAGACCAGCAGCAATGTTTCCGAGCTGAGTTAAACGTTTGGTTACATCCTCCGAAGCAACACCGTAAGCCAGCAACTGTTTTGCTCCAGAAGCCACTCCCTGGAGATCAAACGGGGTTTTAGCAGCGGTATCCACAACCTGAGCCATAAGAGCATCAGCTTTCTGTTTGCTCCCCAGCATCGTATTAAAAGCTACCTCTAACTGCTGAAATTCACCTCTTACAGTGGCTATCTTATTGGCGTATGATAATGCCTGTTGAGCCGTGAAAAAGCCAGCAGCAGTGAGCGTAAGTTTACGAAAGATAGTATCTATCCTGGATCCTTCACTATCCGCTGTGCTCCCTATGCTGCGAAACAAAGCGTTTGACTTAGCAACATCACTCTCAAAACGTGAGTTGTCAAGCCCCATAGCCCACCATGTAGTACCTTCGTTGTTATTCATCTTCGTTTACGTCAAACATTGCGTTTCTAATCATATCCTGGTTGGCAGGATCATCACCGTTTATCACATCATTGCCTTTTTGGATCTCATCCTTTTTCTTGTTTTTGGGAAGCGTAGGAAGGACTGCATTATACATCCGAATGTTCGCAAAGCTCATTTTGTAGAGAACATAATCGAATGGCAAATTATATCCTTTTGATATGCCAGCTACTACTGCCCAGATACTGTCATTTCCGCTATCCCCACCTGCTTTGTCGGCTTCGTCAGGTTCACCTCTATCAGGGAAGCGGTAAGACCGAAAAAATCGCCTACCTCCATACGGTTAAGTATTTCAATAGTGGTGTTATTTACCTGCCTGGGTGTTAGCTTCTTTAGTATCTTATCCGATAGGATGTGCTGGTTATCAATTTTTATTTTAACCTCTTCCCGAATAATACCGAAACAACGTTTCTGCACTATCACCTTTTCCTCTTCCAGATTATCAGCTCCCAGGATCAGAGTAGCAACAATATCACCAAGTAAACTACAATCCTTAGCAACCTTTAGGGTTTCCAGGAGAATGTTCTTTTCATTCAGATTAACCTGGGGTAATTTTGCTACCAAACTGGAAACAATAACAAGAGTGGCAATGGAAGGAGGGGCAACCTCATAAGTTACCCCACCTACCTCAACTTTGTACGGTTTCTGCAAAATGGTATCAGCTACTCTATTTTCGATCTCCATTGCTTTCTCATTTTACAGTTTAACCGACCTGCCCACCTTTGGTATAATCCTCTATCATTTTACCCGTTTTAGGTTTCAATGAAGAGAAAATATACTTCAACATTTTACCTTTAGCAGACGACCATTCTTCCTCAACCTCAACGGAGCATTTACGCATGATAAAGCCCGTTAAAGTATCATCCTCAGGAGTAAGGCGTACACAATAATCATCTGGAATAACACCATCCTCATCCTCAATCGGTTTCGGAGTGCCAGATGGCACGAAAATACTCATAGCAAGCTGCTTGTAAGATTTTTGCATTTTACGGGCTACAAGCTCATGCCCTTCACCATATAGCTCCTGAGCACTACCTTTTACTGTAGTAAGTAAAACGGTGTTTTCTTCTGCTGTAGGCATAGGTTTAAACGCTGACGGTGCTGCATCCTCAGCACCAGTTACGCCAAACTCAACCAGGGGTTTACCCCATGTAATTTTACTCATAACTAAAATGTTTTTAATTCAAATTTCAATTTTACGTTTACAAAGTATTCCTCAATATCTTCAAGTTTGAAAGTCTGGATAATTCCACCCAGAGAAAAATGGTAATCCGTTGGTTTCAATGACCGTACAACTTCATCAGCTTTACGCTCCAGATATTCACAACGGGCTGTGTCTTTCACCAACACGCCACTACCATTGTCCGTATTCGGAACATAGATATTTACGTTTACCGTTCCTGTCTGAAACTGCCCATCAAGCCCAGTATGAAATGATACTACAGCATCCTCAGAAGTAGGATCTTTTGGGCGTGTACCTTCTTTGTAAACGTCACCTTTGATCTCTTTACTTAGTGAACCTGATACGATAATATCAAATACATCCTGCTCTATTTCACTACCAGTTTTTCTCATTTCAATTCAAAACCAATTTGAGTAAGAATTTGAGGTATAAGTTTCTCAGCTAAAAGCTCAGCGGACGTAATAACGTTGTAGTTCCTGGCTTCAACACAAGCAGCGTATTTCATCCCAGCGGAAACAATTAGCACAATCCCAGTAGGATATTTCTTCTTTAATGAAGAGATTAGCTTTTCACCTTGTGCTCCTCCTTCTGTCTGAGGGAAACCACTTTCTGCTACAGTCTTACCATCTTTAAGAACTACATAACCGATAGAATTTCTAAGGTTCCCAGTACGATCCTGATAATTTCCATTGGTACGAGCCTCGTTTAAACAGGCTTCTCCAACGTATGTGAACGCCTTTATACACCTCGTTTCAAGCATTGGCTGAATACCAGCGGTACAATCAGTAAAATCACTATCTGGAGTAACCTTTTTAATACTACCCATTACACTGTTAATTTAATACGTCCAGATCTTTCAATGTAGGCTATATCTTTCACCTCAAACTCACCTAACACTTTGCCTTTTATATTAGTAAGTCTAATGAGATCGGCTTCAAAGTCCTGTGTTTCCAGAAGCACCTCATAGCTCGAATTTTTAAACTTACCCTCACGGTATATATCATGGTTATGGTACAATGTTTTTATAGAGCAATCTATAGGATCAGACCAGGTAGATGTTACTGGTATAGGGTTTCCTTTCGGATCCCTTCCACCACCAGATTTTATCTTATACTGTATTATCCCATTGTACTGCATAATCACCACATATTAGATCCATCCTGAATAGATGAAACAGCAACAAATTCAGAGCTATCAAGCCCATACTCCTTACACACCGCCAAAATATTCTCATTAATAGCATCCGTATTCCAAGAATCGGAAACACCATTCTCTGAGTGACTGGTTTCTGTGTTCCCTTTTACAATTCCTATAGCCAGCTTTGCTAACCTGGCATCTTTAGGCTTGTAGGAATCACTGGCAGTTATGCCATTATCAACCAGAGTAAACTCCAGCACATTCTTATCAGGATAAAAACCTGAGCAGATCTTAGTACACAAGGCTCTGATAGCATCTAAATTTGTCATACCTCAATTATTTAGGATCAGCACAAAGAGTATCAAAGAGAGCCTTAGTTTGCTCCTCAGTCAGTTCAGATAGCTTTTTGGTAACACCAGGTACACCTGCGTTCTTTGCTATACCTACACCGATAGCATCCAAAGCCTTTTTAACAGCTTCTACTTCAAACTCTTTTTCCAACACCATAATTTTAGAACCTTCACCTCCTGGGTTCTTATCCTCATTAGCGGTTTTTACCTCTACAGAAGAAATTACGCACATACCACGAGCAACCAGATCGTTTACTCTGCTGATCTCATCGGTGGTAAGAGTTTCACCCTCTTTGTAGTTCTTTTCGGGATTGTTTTTATCCCGAAAAGGTTTTGTAACTTTCAATTTAAACATAGTCCTCAATTTTATAGATTAGCCAACCAAAGTGTTACCAGCTTCGGAATATTCAGCAAGAGTGTTGAACATCTTTTCCTCAGCCTTATCCGTGAGAGAGGCTTTTTCCTCAAAGCCACGTACCTGTAACATAATTACAGCGTTGATCTCTGAAATGATAGGTAACAAGCGTGCGGATCCCTGAGTGTATTCACCCGTCTGCTGTCCTGTAGAATCACCAGTACGCCATTTGGCAATGCGGATACCATTACCAGCATCCATGTAATCTACATTCTCCTCTTCCATCAGCTCATTATCCTCAATAGAGGGCTGTACACTACCCAGCTTACCGTTCTCCGTCTTAGGAATAAACACGATCATATCATGGTTCCAGGGATCTTGTGGAGTGGCTTCACCATCTTTTTCAATAGCTACCAGGCGTTTGATCTCTCTAACTGGAGGGATCTCATTCTCTGATAGGTATGAGTTAAGATCTGTGAGCTTAGCAACCTGAGTTGATTTGTCCTTACCGTAAATTGCAGTACGGATACCTTCATCCATACGCAAGAAAGAGATAAGTTCAGGAGCCATCATCATCTCCTTAAACTCAATACCTTTAGCCTTAAATAGCGTAACGATCTGAGTTAAGAGCAGAGTAATGTTGAGCTTCCCTGCCTTAGAATTGGCAGCGTTCCAAAGCAATGCAGATACAAGTTTGTGAGCATCATCCATCATGTAGTCCACTTCATAGGTGCGACCTCCAGGATTGTTAAGTTCAGGTTTGAACTTACATATACCCCAGTTTGATAGTGAGTTCAGGAACACGTAATCTACATAGTCCTTACAGCCCAGGTAAGCGTTCTGGATGTCGTTTTTCAAAGTCTTTTCAATCTGCTTAACCTTTTGGGGTTCCTTCAAATACGGAGATTTGTAAGTTTCAAGCAGTTTACGGTATGTGGATACCTTCATAAAGAATTTGTGACCGACACGGGGAATTTCCTTAGTCCAAATATCAAAGCCATCAGACCTACGCAACGGGGTGGGAGCCTCGTTAGATAGAACTGTAGCCATAACACGGAAATGGAATTTACCCATTAACCCCTCAGCTGTCAGGGAAAGCTGTGGAGCCTCGTACTCCAGGTATTCATCCGAATACATTTTCTGGAATAAAATTACCTCTGTTTCACTGGCTTTGTCGAGTGCCTTTTTCCAGGCTGCCAGGAAATCCAACGGCTTACCTTCTACACTGTGTAAGCCTGTAAATGTTGAATAGATAGATCTCATAATTCAAACCTCCTTTTTTTAAAATGATTGTGAAAGTCTGATATGTGGGTTCGCTTTCAAGAACTGCCCTGTAGCATCTTTCTGAGAGGCAGGGATAGGGTTCACCCGTCTTTCATACATTGCCCATTGCATTGTATCAGCACACACATCAATAGGAGTTTCATCCTCTTTTACTTCGGTACGTTCATACACTACTCCAGTAGCATCACCGATAACAGCAGCATTATCTGAGCTGTCTTTTACCACCTCCTGGATAGTATCACCAGCTGTTAATCCTGTAATAGCTTTAGAGAGCGTTACAACATAGTCACCGTTACTTTTGCGATCCACCTTTGAAATAGTGGGAGCATCTGCGAAAGTTCCAGTTACCGCTTTCAGCACACTGTCACCAGGAGCAAAGCACGGCTCTACTGTATCATTCGCTACCAGGTAAATAGTTTTGTTGTCACTTTCTACCTTTTTCACTTTGGCAGTCTTAACCACTTTCACCTTTCTGGTTTGTTCGTCATAAATTGCCAACGTACCAGGAGATATTTCAGATCCGACAATGAAGCGTTGAGCCTCAACATCCAGATTGAAACCTCCAGGCACGATAGAAGGGGATCCCGTGAAAATCGGTTTTTCCCCACCAAAAGAATGTCTTTTAGTTTTCATTGTCCTTTAATTATTTAACTGTGATTGAATCCAGCAGTGAGGTTGCTAATTCGTCTGTAGCTTTCTCACTGGCTGCTTTTGAACCCTCTGTATCGGCTGGCATGAGGTTTTGAGTGATAAGTGCCTGTTTAATACCAGCCAGATACTCATCTGGATCCTTACCATCAGGAACTACAAGCCCCTCCATTCTCCAATCGGGAATTTTGTGTTTTGCCTGAGCTGCTTTTACAGCTGCTGCACGTTCCTCTTTAGCCTTGTTTCCTTTCAGACCTGCTATCTCATCCTCCAGGGCTTTTATCCTGGATTCAGAAGGATCAGCTGGTTCTTTCGGGTTTTTCGGATCGGCTGGATCTTTGGGATCAGCAGGATCCTTAGGTTCTTTCGGATCTTTCGGATCTTTTTTATTAGCCCATCTGGTAGCCTCACCCTGCGTTTCTTTCGCAATATCTGCTATCTGATTTGCCATGCCCTCTATAGCTGCCTCATCAGTCGAATCATCCTCAATACTGCCACCCATCTTTTCGGTTATCGTAGTGAGGTACTTCTCTGATAAACCTGTGTCCTTACACAAGTCTTTCACCTTTACAAAGAGTTTCTTATTCATTGATACATATTATTGGTTTATGTGCAAAAATAGAAATTATTTCCCTGAAAATGTGTTTGTCAGACACATTTTTTAAATCAAAAGAACACAGATAATCAGAGTTTTATCTACACTTGGTGAATGTTTGTAGTTAATTTATTTGTTATATGTATCATACCAAACAAAAAGCAGCTTCTGTATCCGCAAAATTATTTTTCGTTAAAATGGATATATTTCCATTTTTGCAGTAAATTATATCCAGATAAAACACGAAAATGAAGCGATAAAAACAAAATAAGCACTCCATTTTCAGCTTATCTCAATACAACCGATCACCATAAAAACAGCTTATTTCAAAGATAAATCAAAAATATATCCAAAAATATATCCATTATATTTGTTATGTTGGATATATATCCTATATTTGCATCGTGATAAGATTGATAATGATTAAAATATATAGCAACACTAAAAAATATCGGATTATGAAAACATCTGTATTAAAAGCAAACGAAGAATTAGCAATAAGATGCTGGATTGACTTTAAGGCTCTAAACGAAAAAGAGGACTGGAAAAGTCATGGTGTAGAATTTAGAAAGAAAGATCTTACAGAGGATAAAGAAGGTACTCCTCTAAAAAAAGGAAGTTTTGAAATACGCTACACTCGGTTAGTTGATGGAGTAAGAAAAGGTAGAGCTGTATTTCGTTTCCTTAAAAAAAACTGTGGCAATGAAATACAATGGGATGAAAAATTTGTAACGATCTAACAGTAGATGTGCCATTTACTAATATAATAACCAGGAGAGCGAAAGCTCTCCATAATACGATACAGTTATGAAACGAAAAGTAATTAAAGTAAGCAAAGAAAGAGCTATCCAGTTATCAATGAACACTAACGGAGTATCACGTGAGATAGCTGAACGCTATACTGATAGCGAATTAAAAGAAGTGCTTAGGCTATTAAAATTGAAAGCTGATTTCTAAACCCAACCCTTAGGGGATAAATGCAACACCATTATGAGCGATTTAATTAACATCAGAGTTTTACAACACGATACAGAGGATCAGATCCGTATCGGTATGGCTTATCCAGTATTTGACTTGGATAAAGCAGAACAGGGAATTATTAAGGGCTACGAAAATAAAACAGCCTGGTGTGGCGGTTTTAAGGTTGCTTGTGAGAAATATTACAAACGTATTGCTATTGTACGTGCGGACACGCTGGAGGTGATACGGCTTATTTACTCAACAAACGAAAAGGAGGGATAGCTATGTACGAATATACCTATATAGTTCTGAAAGACGGTAAGCGTCTGGGTAAAATTGAGTTTGGGAAACGTAACAGTGTCCCAAACTCCAAAGAGATAAAAGAAGCTATAAAAGAATGTTTTCCAAAAGGTTGTACTACAGAGTTGCTTATACCTATGGAAATTTGTATTAACCAATAATATTTATCTGAATTAGAATGGCAAAAATAGTAGAAAATCCGAAAGGTTTTAAAGTTATAGAGGCTCCCAGAATTGAGGTAGTAGAAAGACTGGCTGAATATGGAGCTGTAGGTATCTGTGATTACTGTGGAGATTCAGATACAAATGGCTACTACATAGCGGTTCTCAATCGCTGGTATTGCCCTAAATGTTATCGGGAATGGCAGCAAAGAGCTGTTAGGCATACTGAGGATGTTCCTTTTGAGGAAAGACACTTTGAATTATATAAACGAGTTTTCAATTTATAGCTATGATAATAACACCAAAATTTGATTTTGTAGAGGGTAGCTTTGATACTCAGAGAGTAGAAATGCTATGTGTGCCCAGTGATAAACATGGACGTGTAGAGCTTTGCATTAAAGAGCCTGGAAATAATTGGAATTTTCCAATAGCTAAGATCCAGCTCCATTCTAAAGATCTTTATGTGGATTTTAAAGCCACATTTGAGGATGCTAAGAAACTTGGTGAAGAAATAGCCAGACGTTGGAATGAATGTAACACTAAAAAATGACAAATGTATGAGTAACTTAATATTTTGCAATGTGGATAACACTCTTTGCAATAAAGTAAAAGAAATTGCTGGAGATAGAATAGTAGTAGATTGTGGAGCTGGGAGAGGCTTGTTTTCCTCAGTATATAAAGGGAATGCTATTTCTATTGATATACACCAACCAGATGAACCAATATCTCCTATCTTAGATCACAATTCAGAGCATTATTGTTTTCCCAAAGGAGCTATACCTATTTTTATCCGTCCATGCCATTCCAATTTTGTACATAATACTATCATACACAACCGCAATAAATTTGATAAAGCAATTTATGTATCTATGCCTAAAAATTTGGATGGAGATTTGGAAACCAATGGCTTGTTTTATAGAATTTCTCAATATCCAGATTGGGAAGGATCTGAGGGAGAACGTATTTACTTAGTAGAACTTAATAAGCCCAGGGAAGAATACACATATCTATCTGGCAAAATTATTCACTTAGCAGATCCTATGCTTTCTTGCTTATGCCAAACACAAGAGCAGGAATTTATGGAATGTGTAGAATCTCCCTTAGAGGATATGGGTATTTTAGTAGATGGGCTTAGATTGCGACTGTTTGATTATTACCCTACTGGAGAAAGTTTTGATTATATGTTCTTTGACTATGGAGGTATGAGTGTGGGTAATTCTTTAATGGAATCGTTATGCAGACATATAACAAATGAGGCTGAAAAATATCCCAGTAGGAGCTTTATCATAGTTAGTACATTTACTCAGTATGCTATGAAAGATGCAATAAACGAGTTTGGTAGGGAATTACCTAATATCTTTCTTTCTCTAAGTGATTTTGTTGAAAGCTATAAAAGGTATGGCAAATTTTGATCTATACAGTTACGACAAATATATAGTTAGCTTCTCAGGAGGTAAGGACAGTACAGCCCTGCTACTATATCTTCTGGATAATGGAGTACCACAAGAAAAGATAGAACTATGGCATCAGGAAATAGATGGTCGTGGTGAAAGTCTTTTTGATTGGGAGGTAACGCCAGACTATTGCCATAAACTTGGTGAATCATTTGGAATCCCAGTGTTCTATCAATGGAGAATAGGAGGTTTTAAAAAGGAAATGCTACGAAAAGATGAATTAACAGCACCCGTTTGTTTTGAGTTACCAGATGGAGGAATAAAACAAATAGGAGGAGTTAAGGGTAAACCTAATACCAGGCTAAAATTTCCCCAACAATCTGCCAGCCTCAAAGTTAGGTGGTGTAGTGCTGCTCTCAAAATAGATGTATGTTCTGCTGCTCTGAGAAATCAAGATCGTTTTAGAAATGCTCGTACTTTAGTGCTTTCTGGAGAACGTGGAGAGGAAAGTAAACAGCGTGCTACATACGCTATTTTAGAACCAGACAAAGCCGATCTCAGAAACGGAAAGGAGTTTTTTAGACACATAGACCGTTTCAGACCTATAAGAGATTGGAAAGAAAAACAGATCTGGGATATTATGGAAAAATATCGTGTACGTGCGCATCCTTGTTATTTTATGGGATTTGGTAGGTGTAGTTGTAAGTTTTGCGTATTCGGTAATCAAAATCAATTTGCAAGTGCTGCTTGCATAAGTCAGCATCAGGCTAATGATCTCATCCAGTTTGAGAAAGAATTTGGCTATACTTTGAAACGTGATACAGATCTTTCCACTCTCATTAAAAAGGGTACACCATACGAAAGTATTACTCCAGAACTGGCTTTATTAGCCACCAGCTACGAATATAACAGATCTATCATTATCCCAGAAGGAGAGAAATGGGAGATTCCTACTGGAGCCTTTAAAAAGTGTGGAGGTGCAATATGAAAGGAAATAGCATACATACATTTGAGAACGGAGGAAAAGAGAACAGCTTTTTCTGTATGTACCTGGTAAATTATCTCTCTCAAGAAAGAGAGGCTAACCAGTTGGATCCTGAACAGTTCTCTGAACTATGGGCTACCCGTTTCAATGAAGCTAAGGCTGGATCCTGTAATTATCGGAGCCAATGCCCAGTGTATGAAAGAACACTGCAAACACACCAGGGAGTTCAACTAAATTTATTTTAAGGAGGTGAATATGATAATTGAGAAAGTGTTTTCGGTACTCCAGGCTGTAGCCTTTAACCACCAGTATGTAGAGATAACCTATACTAATAGCATGGGATATACTAAAAAGGCTACTGGTAGGCTGGAGATAGAAAGAAACTGGTGCTACCTGTACGATGATGGAAAAAGTGGGCAGGATTACAATGTGGCTTTCCCTATCCCGAATTTGAGTATTAGGAGTATTGAACCGACAATAAATAGTAAGAATGAAAGCAGAACTTTATAAAGAGTTACGTCACTCTGAGCGATATATGGAAATGTTAGAGGCTGGTATAAAAACATTGTCTGATCTCATGGAAACTTTTGAGATAGTAAATGAAACCAGAGCAAATATCATAGCACAAGCTCACGGATCCCTAATCGTAGAATTGAATACTGAAAGAGATAATTATAAACGATTGATTAAACAACTTAGATAAATAACAATATGAGCAAAATTTACACTCCAATAGGAGCTTCTAACCATTGTAAAGAAGAACGGGAAATAAATGATTTCTATGCAACCCATCCAGCTGCAATAGATTATCTTTTCAAAGTAGAGAAATTTCAAAAAGAGATTTGGGAACCAGCTGCTGGAATGGGGCACCTCTCAAAAAGGATGATAGAATTAGGGCATAATGTATTTTCTACCGATCTAATAGACAGAGGCTATAGTTCGTGTATTCCAAACATAGACTTTTTGAGTACAGACACATTACCATACGATCACTGGGAAGGAGATATTATCACTAACCCACCTTACTCTAAAGGACTTGATTTTGTTGAAAGAGCTTTAGAGTTAGTTCATAACGGTTCAAAAGTGGCAATGTTCCTGAAACTAACATTTCTGGAGGGGAAAGCAAGGAGGCAATTATATGAGAAATATCCACCTGCTAAGATTTGGGTTTTCTCTTCCCGTATTCCATGCGCTAAGAATGGCGATTTTGATAAAATGAAGGAGATAGGTGGTAGTGCTGTTGCCTACGCATGGTTTGTATGGGAAAAGGGATATTGTGGGAAACCTTTGATTGGATGGATTAACTAATAAATTTACTAAGATGAGCGAAAAACGATTTAACGGGAAAGCTATATATAACCCGTCTGGCAAAGCTGGAGAATATAGCTACTGGGCTTGCAACTTCTTTACAGGTTGCTCAAATGAGTGTGATTATTGTTATTGCAGAAAGGGTGTGCTGGGTAGCGTATGGAGTGCCAAACCACTGCTGAAAAAAAGTTTCAGAAGTGAATCTCATGCCTTAGATGTATTTGAGAAAGAAATGCTACAGAACAGAGAGGAGCTACAGCGTAATGGGTTATTTTATTCGTTTACAACTGATCCCCTATTGCCCGAAACTGCTTATTTAACAGCGAACTCTATGATACTTGCATTTGCTGCTGGAATACCTGTAAAGGCTCTCACTAAAAGAGCGGACTGGGTAGATATATTGATACCATTTCTAAAAAGAGAGTGCGAATGGAGAGCGGACTGGGAAAAGATGTTTGCTTTCGGCTTTACTCTTACAGGGCATGACGAACTGGAAACAAAAGCCTCTACTAACATGGAGCGGATCAGCGCAATGTGTAGACTGCATAAACTGGGTTTCAAAACCTTTGCCAGCATTGAGCCTGTAGTGGACTTTGTTTCCGCTTATTCTATGATTAATCTTTCTCATGGAGCTTGTGACCTGTATAAGATCGGGCTTATGTCTGGCAAGAGATACAACGCTCAGGAAAGAAGCGATGCGGAGTGTTTCTTTGAGATGCTAAAAGGTAACACTGGGCAAAAGTTCTACCTGAAAGATACTCTTATTACCCTACTAAAACTGGATCGTGATAAACTACCTGAGCACTTTGTTAGGAGGGATTATAATTTGTTTACTACAAACAGATGAGTGTATGGATCTAAAAAAATATATTAACCTGGTAAAGAATCACGGGTATAAAGGTAAGATAGGGGTAGCCAAAGAAACAATTCATGGAATGTGCCTATCAGCTAAACCTGGGGATATAGTCCTTTTCCGTCCTTATGAAGTGCGTGAGGATGCAGATACTGAACAACAGGAATATGACAGAACGCACTGCTCTATAGAGCAACCGTATAGTGAGGAGGAAATTCAAAAACGCATAAAAGAGGGGAACCATCTTAAAACGTTTGCTACCTGTGTAGGTGTCCCTCTTTCTATGATTGAAGAAATTAAATTTGAGTAAAAGATGAATATGGATAAAGTAGCAATAGTCGGTCATGGGGTTGGGTGCCCCATGATTCTAATTGCCGAAACGAAAGGCAATGAAATAACAGATGTTCAGCTGGAAGAGTTGGCGAAAAGAAGCCACTGCCATGTTAGCCAAATAGAAATAGTTCCCAAAGAGGACTTTGAAGCAAGGGCTAAAGAACTGGGGCAAACATATACGATTACTCAACATCCAGACGTTCCGCCTATTCCAGAGATACACTTACAGGATGTTAATACTGAATACGAGCGTACTAAGAATAGAACTTATACAAAGTCAGACGAAATAGCATATCAAAATAAGATTGCCAGGAGGAGAAAGAAAAACAAGAATAAGAAAACTCACAGAAAATAACCATCAAATAAAGAAAGAAAGGAATCAAACTATGATGCCAAAACAATTACCTGATATGTCACAGGATATTATGACAAAGAAAGATGCCGCTATTTATGCAGCAGACGTTATGAAGAAATTAAAAGCCGTTGATATAGAACATGCAATTAGTACCGCTTATCTAATGGGTGCGAAAAGCGGATTTTGCACAGGATACCGATGTTCTGATATTGAAGCAGAAAAAGAATATGGGGAAGTTATTAGAGCGTTAGAAAGACAGTTAAATGATAAATAACCCTCAAAACAAGAAAGAAATGAGCAAATATACAGCAAAGCAAATAGCTGAATCTGACGAACTATTTGAAAAGCAAATACATAAAGTCAGAAAGTTTTATTTGAGCCGTAATCCCGATAAAATGATGATACTTGAAGAAAGAAAAGCAGTTGTCAAAGAACGGAATAGAGGTCTTTCCATAGAATATGATAAAGAATATTATTGTGGAACTTGTGGAGCTAAAGACGGTGCGGAACATCCTAAAAGTGGATATTGCTTTTACTGTGATACTGATAATTGGATTTCAAAGAATAACTAATAAGATATGAGCAATTTAACAGATAGCGGACTACAGCAATTTGCCAGGCAAATAAATGAGGCTGTTTCTGCCATAATTGAGCTGGAAGCAATGAAAGCCGAAAATCAACAAAGAGAGGCAGAGGGAAGTTCTCCAGCTTACACATACGATCAGATAATGACTTTGCAGAGCCAATACGCATTAGACTACAATAGCATTATTGACAAGTATCGTGAATTTCAATGAAATGCCATTACGTTTATGATAAACAAGCTGGAAAGGTGCTAATTCCTGGCTGCTGGTCGGTTGTGATGAGCGATGATATTAGGGATTGCACCTGTTCCGCTGGTGAGGAACTAACATTTTCCCAGTTTGAACGTGAACGGTATAATCAGGAGCTGGAGAAACGTAATGCCATTATCAAAGAGCTAAGGGCAGATAACAAGTACCTCCGCTCCGAACTAAAGAGGCACGTTACTTTACTTGGTAAAAAGAAGAAATAAAAACTATTTTATTTGTTATACTTATTATAACACATTATATTTGTAAATATGAGAGATAATAAAGAAATTCAAGAAACGATCTCAAAGATCGAGGAGAGGTTATCCGACAAAAGGGTAAACCGCTTTGTTAATGCTCCAGTTAAAGAGGGTTATTTGAAGTCTATAGAGATCCTGAAAGGAAAACAGACTGATATAGCTAAGGCTGGTCTGGAGGAGTTGAAAACAGTTCAGGGTAGAGCTATAGCAGCTCTGGCTATTGATTATCTGGTGGGTGAATGTACCCAATTCGTTTTACTTGGTGTACCAATTAAGGATAAATAGGATCATGGAAATATCAGAATTAAGAATAGGAAACCTGGTAAAGATTAAAACCTCTAATGACGCTGCTTTCTATCCCGTTTACGCTATTGATGGTATGGGATTGAAAGTTGTTTTAGGTGGGTGTCGGCAATGCGAAGGATGGAAGGGTGAGGAGTTACTTAAGCCTATTCCTCTAACAGAGGATCTTCTTTTGAAATATGGCTTTGAAAAGGTGGGAATGGCATATAAAAGAGATACTTTTATAGTAAATAGATGGAGTGATGGAAAATTGTGGTTAGGTGGATATGGAGTGAGCTTAGAACTTAAATCACTCCACCAATTCCAAAACCTATATTTCACATTAACAGGCAAAGAATTAGAGGTAACAATATGAAGGAACAAAAAGTTATTCATGTAGAGCTAAAAGAACCATTCAAAGGTAAAAGGCACTACTATTTTGGCTCAAAGGCGGCTATCTATAAATATCTTTCAGAGGATCTAATAGGCATTAAGAAAGAGAGCCTCTGGAATGTGGATCTGAAAAAGGGAGAGTATCAGAATAAGTTTTGTACTATCCGAATGGGAACACTCGGAAGAACACAAGCAAATAGAGGTATAAAATTCAAAAATCCATCTGAACTAATAGAAATTATTGATGGGATGAATTTACCTTCCTATACGCTGAACGAATTAGACAACTGGGCTAATAACATGAATAATAAAGAATCTGCAAAAAAAGAGTTGGAGGAATAATAATGTTAGGTGCAATTATCGGAGATATAGTAGGATCCCGTTTTGAGTTCAATAATACAAACCGTATGGACTTTGAGCTGTTTACAGATGAGAGTTCTTACACAGATGATACTATCTGTACAGTAGCTATAGCGGATGCTATCCTGAACGGGAAAAGCTACAAAGATAGCCTACTGGAATGGTGCCGAAAGTACCCGAACCCTAAAGGAGCTTATGGAGGTTCTTTTGCTCACTGGATCCACTCAGCGGATCCGCAACCATATAACAGTTACGGGAACGGCTCAGCCATGAGAGTTAGCCCTATCGGATGGGCGTTTGATAACTACCAGGATGTGTTAAATCAAGCAAAGCTATCAGCAGAAGTAAGCCACAATCACCCAGAAGGTATAAAAGGTGCTCAGTGCATTGCAGATCTGATATATCACCTTAGAACAGGAAAGATAGGAAAGGATGCTGTAAAGCGTTGTGTTAAACATTCGTTTGGATATGAGATACAGCCAGTGGATTATATCAGGGAAACAAATAGTTTTGATGAAACGTGCCAGATAACAGTTCCCCAGGCTATCAGCTGTTTCCTGGAGGGCACAGATTTTGAGGAGATTATCAGGCTGGCTATATCTATTGGTGGAGATAGTGATACTATCAGTGCCATAGCTGGATCTTTAGCAGAAGCATACTACCATATCCCCATGAATATCTGGAGTGAAACAATGGATTATTTGCCTGGTGATATGCAAAGTGTAATAGGGAGTTTTTATATGAAGTTCAACAAACATCATTTAACAATATAATGAGTAAAGACTGGAACAAAGAAGGATTTTTCTCTGGGATCACAGAGGATTATTCAAATTATCACTGGTACAAGGGAGAGAAAGAGAACCCGTACACAAACGATCAATTTCACCCCCTGGCAGCTTCTTTCTGGGAGTATGAAAGAGAGTTCCACATGAAGTACCTGGACGGCATGAGCACGGATAAGAGCCTACATGATGCTTATGCTGAATGGAAAAAGGAACTAATAGAGGAACATTTACCAGGTAAATCACCAAACCCATACGGGAACAGCACAGACTGGGGAAAGGTATTTGATACAGGGATAAAGGAGGTTGAATAACCTCCTTTTCTATTATATACTTGCCACGTTACAAAACAAATAACAGATTTAGGCTATTTTCGTAATAAAGAAAGCACTATATTTGCAGTAGAATTGAAAACATACTAAAATAGCATTGGCTATTTGTTTTGAGGATTAAGAGAACGACCAAATTCAAAAAACCACCTCAGGAACAATGTGCTAATGCCTGCGCTATGCGTGGGCATTACTCTTGTTTGTGGTGGTGGGTGCTTGGTCGTACCTCTTAATCCGACAGGGTAAGCCCACGCTTTCGTGTGTTTATACGCAAACAGTAGCCTATAAAAACACACGTAAATTATGAAAAGAGCCTTATTTTTAGTGCTACTCTCTACAATGTGGTTAGCAGCTTTCTCTCAAAAGATCGTTAAGAATGAAAAGGATGCCTTTACTGGCAACCATGTAACAGAAACAAGCTATGTAATGCTAAGTGACGGGCTTACGTGTGCTATACGAGCTGTTAATGGAAAAGCTGTTCTATTGGCTAGCTTCAACGGTGGGGATGAAGTTTATACAATGGAAAGGGATGCTCAATTTATGTTTAAGCTACAAAATGACAGTATTGTAACTCTTGCTAACATGGAGGATGCTGTGAGCGAATATAAGAGCTTTACCGTTGGTAGTACACGGATCTCTCATTTCCTACTACAAACAAAGTATATCTTACCTGATGAGCAGCTTGCATTACTGAAAAGCAACAAAATAACCAAAGTACGATTTAACACTACTGCTGGATATATAGAACGCAATGTTTCTGAGAAAAATGCCAAAAAACTATTAAAGCTATTCAGCCTGATATAAAAGTAGGGTGCCAGTTGAGCACCCTTTTATATTTCTTCCATCTCAATCACCCAGCCATTTCCAAAGCCGTATTTTCTTTCACTCTCCTGGTAAACTTTCAGCACCTTAAAACTGGATCCAGCACGGAACACTACTTCATCCTCACTCGCATAGTGAGAGATCGCTTTTACATCTACCCCCTTTTTGCTCTTTATCACCAGCATAACATTATCACCAAAGATAGATGTTCTGGAGATATTGGTAGTAGAGGACATAAAAGCCTTATTTACGAATGGAGAACCAGAAGCCAGACAGCTTTTCATTTCAGTTATATATTTATCCATCATCATAGGATCGAAACTAATACCAGAGAACACAGTACCGTTATAGCGTGGCATTTTCTCCAGGGCTGCGTTACAGGCTGGGTAAAACTTCTGGCAAAGCCCTCCATAGTCCTCTACTTTCCCATGATATGAATCTACAACGCCATAGCCGTAATTATTGCACCATTTGGATCCGTATGTATATCGGTTTATCAGTCCCAAATCATCCTCAGAGATACCCGTTTTTTTTGCGTATTCCGCTATACTATATCTTTCTGAACTATGTTTTTGCCATCTGCCACCTACTGCGTTCATAGCAGCATTATTTTCTGGAGCGTTTATGTACTCCTCCAGAGCCTTTTTTGCCAGTTCCTCAGTTTCCCCATTCAGTTTTACCAGCTTCCCCTGCTTAGATACATATTTCAGGGAAAGCTCTTTTTTATACTCAGCCAGCTCCTGGTAGCGTTCATTAACGGTGTAATTCCATTGGCTGCCATATTGAGCCATAGCTTTATCATACATATCCTGTAAACGTGCTATTTCCAGTTTTTCCTCAACTGTAGCATATATATCCAGAGTGGAGCCATCACCTCCCTGCTTAACCATCTTTGCCAGGCGTGCCTTTTCAATTTCCTGGATCTTGGCTGTTGCCTGAGCTGTTAGCTTTTGAATATCGTTAGCTGATCCTCCACTGGAAACGGCTTCATTTAATTGCCCCAGAATGGAGTTTAATGGTTTGCTCTTACTCTTATACTCCAGGATTGGTTTTGCTGCCTCTACTGCCAGCTGAATATCATATTTAGCCTGAACCTCTGCCAGCTCTTTCTCCAACATCTTAACCATTTCTGGGGATGTTGGGAACTTATTTTTTTCGGCTACAAAATTAGCCTCAAATTTCAGCTTCTTTATCTGGTATGGTAAATCACCAGTAGAGATCTTTTCTTTGAAAGCTCCGAAAGCGTTATTTAGCAGCTGTACGTTCTCCTCTCCATATTTCGATACTAATTCTTTGTGGTGCTTTTGTTCTGGTGTTAGAGGCGTTAATATATCCTCTACAGCCGTTTTATTGTCTTTTATGAAGTATGGGAGCTTCCCTTTCGCTGTAGCCTCATCTATTCTATCCTTATTGCTTTTGATCCAGCTGTTAAACTCCTGGGGATAATCGTTTACCTGCTGCTCACTAATAACCTCACCATCTTCACCTGCCAGGATCTTCTCTATCATTTTATCCATATCATCCTGCCCTGCCAGGATCGGAATTAGATAACATCTACAGTTCGGATGCCAACCAGTCCACTTAAAATCTTTCGGGTACTTACCAGCCAGATCATCACAAATATCAGGATTAGGGTGATTTTTGGATAGCTTTATTTCTACACCTATAACAAAATCAAGCTGCTGCCAGCGTTCATAGTCAGCGGTACGATATGCTATATTTGTTTCAGTGCGTGCCAGGCGTTGAGCGTTTCTGTATGAGGATCTGTACACACCTTTTCCTGGATGGTATTTCTTTGGTTCATCATCTATCCACTTATAGCCATCTATCTCCTTATCAAACACTCTACGTTTCCACTTCCTGCCATAAATGGGGTTGCCATCCTTATCCTCTCCAGTTTTAACCCTGAAACGCCTATAAAACTTATCAGGCTCCTGTAGATATTCCTGAATCTTAGATGCAAGCTGGTTAGCTCCTATACCTTCTCCTAAAGCCAGATCCAGGCTTTTCTCCAGTTCTTCCCTATACTGCCCTGTGTACTTCCAAACCTTTTGTGACAGGTTTAACCCTTCCTCTCCAGTCTTACGAGCAAAAAAAGTATCCATAGCCTCCTTATTCCTCTGAAAGAAACGGGCAAAATGATTATCCTCTATTGACTTGGCACCGAATACACTTTTTACAAGTTCGTCATTATTAGAGTTTGAAAACGTCCACTCATTCTCTACACCTCCCCTGATCTCCTGATATACTCTGCTGTACATCTTTCTGAATATCGCTGTAGCCTCATCACCATAGCCATAATCAGAAAAGGAAAAAGGCTTTCCATCCTCCAGCTCCGTACCCTTCACCAGGTTAATAAGCTGTAGCATTGCCTCACGATATATTTCACGCACATTGGCAGCATAGCCCTCCGTGCGCTTAAATAGTTCCTTCTGGAGTTGTGTAGAATTGACGTACTTAGCCATTATTCTCTTCTTTTAACTCAAATTTTTTACACTGGTTATCACTCAGGAATTTGCACCACTCGCTGAACTTGCACCGACACATAAATAGCTCACCCTTGTAGTTTTTTTCGTGCCAGTCATAGCTGTGTTTGCAGTCACGGCAATGGTATTGCGTTGCTGGTCTGAGAGCTTTCTTTGCCATACTTAAACATCATTTATATCCGTCATTTCCACCGTCTTACCTGCCAGGCTATGAGTACAGTCTGAAAGATATTCTATTCTGCCATCCCTGATAAAAGAGTGGCAGATCTCCACCTGATCCCCTGTAGGGTATTCCACTTTGATAGAGGGTGTAATGGTTGGCTTTTCAGTATCTCCATTAAATCCCCAAACTGGGTGAGGGTATCCCTCGTTTTTAGTCCAAACATGGTGAGCGCACTGGCACCCTGGGCACCAGAAAGAATACTGCCCCTTTGTCCCTGCCATCTTCTCAAACTTTGCCATCATTCAGCCTCCCCAAATACATCCATTTTATTAAGTGCTATCTGCTTCTCCATAGCCTCAGCCTGTTCCTGCTTAATTCGCTCCAGCTCCAACTTAGCGTTTTTAACCAGGTAGCTCATTTCTATCGTGGACTGGAGAGAAAGAGCACCAGCACCAAACTGTTTAAGAATATCATTCAGCATATCACTCACATCTTCACCAAACGGCTCCTGGAACTCATGACCGACTTTCAGAGCTTCGTATTTAGCCTTATTCGGATAGTCCAGTACGTTGCCCAGAATAGCCAGAGCCAGGTTTGATACCCTGTTCATATATCCATCGTGAGTTTCTTTCCTCTTATCGGCTTTGATAATAGCCAGAAGCATGATCTTTCTTATAGCCTTAGCAGACAAATTGCCAAGGCTCTTCATGTTGTCAAAATCAATATTTGGAGTGAATGACTTAGAAAGAATGTGCTTATCCAGGCGTTCATACTCATTCTTTTTACTTTCAGAAGCCTCATCCCAGGTTAGGTACTTGATTTCTCCTCCATTTTTGAGAACATACAGTTTAGCCTCCTCCTCCGCTTTAGGTAGGCTATTCAGGATCTCAGCTGTTGCAACCATAGCAGGGTTAGCAAAACGATCATTCACATCCGCATCTGTCGATTCCATAGCCTCAGTACGTTCAATCATTGGCTGTACTTCGCTATGCTCTGGATCCTGTTCAAAAAGGATAACAGGGATCTTTCCCACCACATTCTGCATAACAAGAACCTCCCAGCCAACACTGGCACGCTTACACCTATAGATCGTATCGGATGTGTATATATCCAGGTGGTACACTGTTTTAGCACCAGCCTCAGTAAGAGAATACCCCCAGGCAAATGCTTTCAGGCGTTTATACTGATCTTTGATAGTAAATATCTCATCATCATTCTTTTTACAAAGAATATTAAGCAATACCTTAGGCTTACCCTCATCACTCCTGTAGGTGTGCCAGAGGATGGCAGCAGTACCCTCAGCTCCAGCAGCACGCTTAGCCTCCCTTACGTGTGCATCGAATCGGATCTCTTTCAAAAAGTTTCTGTAGTTATCAAACACCTCATCTGTTCCCTCCGTTTCCTGGAGCCACTTCACAGGTCTACCATACAGAAAAACAAGAGCTATCTCATTAATAAAAAGCTGGTACGGAATAGGAATTTTCCACCGCTTTTGAAACCTCAGGAAATTGCCCTGTTTGTCATAAATAGGCTTATCCTTCCTCTTCATAATTTTGTGACTTCCTATATTGTACTCCAGCAAATTCTGGGTAGCAGCTATAGAATGATCGTGCATAAAGTTGATAGCCCTGGTTACATCCTTTGATGCCAGGAGCTGGGAAAAATTCTGCTGATAACCTACAGCAGCTTTAACCTCATTCGATACTACATTAAATAATCCCATATCTTTAAATATTAACCGTTTAGTAAACTTGATAACCTATTTTCTATATCATCTGGTATATCATACTCGTTATAGTCAAACCAGCATCTCATCAGGAACATATCCCTCCAGTCAGGAGAGCATCCTATATCCTGTTTTACCTCCTCTTTTGGCTTGATCTTTAATTTGCCCTCATCATCAGCTTTCCAGGTTTGTAGCTGCTCCAGTTCCAGGGTGATCTGTTCTATATCAGCAGGACTAACCAAATCAGGATCCACACCAACCTCTGAGGCGTTAATGTGCTCAGCCAGCTTGTAAGCACACTGGGCTTGTAAGTTCTGGTAGTTTTCATCATTCAGGGCACGGCTGTTATTCACAAAGCCCTGTATATCGCAATTATCGACAACTCCACCGCCTACACCGTCCTCATCAGCAATACACCTGTGTTTCGGGATCCTGTATTTCTTCTGGAAGTGAATTATACAAGTCTGAATATCGGTAGTCTTACTGATAGGGAAACATCTCAGATCTACCAGCTTGTAACCTTTCCACACACCTATACGGGCATAGTCCGAACCAAAACGGGCTATATCCGCTGTCAGGTAGAAGCTCTCAGTTACCAGAGCCAGAATATTCCCGAAAATGGCAGTAATAGCATCGTGAGAACATAAGGCGTTAGGGTTATCATCGTACTCCCAATTACCTTTTAGCAAACGCTCCCTCTTAACCTTATCTTTGGTAGTTTTCAGCCCCTCTATGTAGTCTGAATCTATAAAGGGGTTTTCCTGAACCAAACAAGCCAAATAGTACATATAATCAGGCAGCTCTCCCTTTTTAGCTGGCTTGTAGAATGTTTCATACATCCAGTTCTTTTTAGGGTTACAGGTAACAAAGAGTTTACGCCTCAGCCCCAGCTCAGAGTTAAGGTGCCTACCAATACGGGTTTTTAAGGTATCATAGGCTCCAAAGTTTACCTCACCACCTTCCTCAATCCATCCACCTGTGTACTCAATAGATCCGTAACGTTCATAGAGAGGATCACCTGGTTTATATTGTAAGTCCAGTAAGTCTATTCTGGATCCATTAAAGAACTCAATATAATTATACTGTCCGTTGTACTTATATAGGGTATCATCTACACCGTACTGGTTACACACTTTGTAAAATGTGATAAGTGTAGACTGAGTGATACGTTTTAACTCAGCACGTCCAATAAACCATTTTGATCCAGGATAACAGAGGCACATAAAAAGAAGCCAGGCAGCACCCGTCCAGGACTTAGCCCCACCAGCAGCTCCACCATACAGCAGCTCTACGTGTTCATTATCGGTTAGGATCTGGAGAGCCTTTTCTTGCTTTTCGTGTTTCTTACCGTCCTTAACCGTAATAAAGTCAAAACATCCCCGTTTAAACAGTTCTATTTTGACTGCAAGAGCCATAGGCAGCTGTATGTTCTTACTTTTTGCCATTGATCTTTTCCAGCAGCTTGTTATACTCTAATAGCTCCTCTGTAGATAATGCTGAAAGATCAGCTCCCAGGGATCCAGACACATTAGCGTTTATATCACTCTCGATTGGCTGGGTGGACTTGCCAAACAACCTATCAAAGATCATATCAATGGTATAAGTCCTTCCATAACGAATATCAGAGTTTATAGCAGAAATAATATTCAGCACCCAGATTGGAGTTGTTCCGTTATCTTTATCCTTTGCATTATCCAGGATCTTCTGTAATTCACCAGGTGTACGCTCCATGAGAAAACGAATCACTTCGTAATAGTCCTCTTTCCCCATCTCAAACCCCACTTTTTTACCAGTGAGTTCTCTGAGCTGTTTGTATAGTGAGGGCTTCCTGCCATTTTTCTTAGGCTGGTTATCACTGGTGAACCTGTTACCTTGTTTATTTCCTTTTTCAAAGAGTGCCATCCGTTGTTTATTCGTTGTTTAATGTGTTTCACAAACACACTTATAAAGCAAAGAAAATCAGATAGGAAACCCTACCTGATCCTTTGTTCAGATTATTACTGCTGTTCTTGCTCCTGATACTTACCCCAGAACCATCTCATAAGATCCTCACCTGATTCATCATAAGCATCCAGTTCCTCCTCCAACTGGTTAGCCATATCTATCACATCATTCATTGCTAACTGTTCCTCTTCTGAGGAGAAAAAAGGGCTGTAGTCACCATCCAGGTACTTCTGCATCACAGCCTTTTGCTTATCGTTTAATACAATTTTATCCATAATCGTATGTTTTTAACCGTAACCGCCTACAAATATAGCAGTTACAGCTGATATTTTTTAATAATTCCCTTAGCAGCTGTAGTATATTTATCAGCTTTCCCATGCACGGCTTTAGTACATACCTCAGCCCAGAACTCACTCACGTTAGTAGAAGCATATTTCCCATAACCTGACTTCTTTTTATCGGCTTTCCACTTCTTATAAAGAGTATTCACGCTCTTGCCAGCAGCCTTAGCATTGGGAGCTGATAAATGAGCGTTCCAGGTTGCGTGTGCCAGCTCATGTGTAACAATATGAGCTACTGGTTTGTTTGTTTTAGTCAGGTGCCCACTCTTGTATCCAGTTTCAGCCCACTTAGCAACGCTCTGAGTTGTAGTGTCCTTTCCATTGAATACTTGCTTATTCAGAACCACCTGCTTAGATACTCCTCCCTGAGAAATATGTACCCCACCAGTTCCAGCATCCAGGGTAGCTATTTTAATATCCTTTTGTCGAACACCCAGGACTGAATGAAAACGTGAGATACCTTCCTTTACGGATTTATACACAGCTGGGTTTTTGATTGAAACCAGTGATTCCAGCTTTCCTACCTTACCCTTGTAGTTTGAATCGCCCTCTGGTAGTCCCCCAGTTTTGGGAGGATTGCTATTGCTTCCGCTTGTTTTTGCCATTTTTACCGCTTTTATCGTTAATAAACTGCTCTATGTAAACCAGGCTATTCTCTGTACAGAAAGCCCTTATTTCATCACCACCGCCATAAACAAGCATATTAGGAGTTTGCAAACCTGAGATCTCCCTGGCTACCTCCAGCTCAATCTTTAGATACTCTACTCTGTCAGCATAACCACGAGTGAAAAAGGCATTATAACCTTTTGGGATCCCCAGCTTATTGTACTCCCTGAACTTTACCGATACATTAAGATCTACATACACAAGAATACCGCACTCCTGGAAATATCGACTAATCCAGCGTTTTTTATAAATCTGTTGCAGTCCGTAAGCTATCGGGGTAGTGTCATATACAGAAAGATTAGGCTCTACCAGAGCTTTAACGCCACTGGTAAGGACTTTGATAGGATCTTTGAAAATAGCCTCAAAACGGTAATCATCCACATAGAAATGATAGGTGGAAACATCCTTTCTCAGTCTGCTGTCAGCACCCCAGGGAGCAAATGGCAAAAGCAGCTTTCCAGCTTGCCTATCCAGTAGTAAGTTGGGGATCTCAAACTCATTATTACTCTCATACAGGCAATCATTGAACATAGACCTGAAAAACTCCTCCTTATCATCCACTGGATCCTCTCCATCTTCTGAACCTTCGCCCTCACTATCCTCATCTTTCGCTTTCTTCTTGGACTTTTTGCCAGTAGGCTCATCTGGATCAGGAACATCCAAACCGATAAAGCTAAAATCTACCTTATCTTTCCAGCCATCATCTAACAGGTTAATATCCCACTCTCCATTATTGATATTATCCCTGAGGACTATATCAGCCTCTTGTTCCTCTGTTAAGTTCTGGTAAAGAATAGTGGGAACCTCTGTCATTTTTAGCTTTTTGGCAGCCTTGATACGCTGGTGCCCACCTAAAACCACGAGTTTGCCAGTACGATCCGATAAAGGAACAGGACGGTGCTGCCAGAAACCATTTATACGAATGGAATCTACCAGCTTTTCCATATCCTTACTACTTATCTTTCTGGGATTATTCTCCAGCAGGGTAAGATCGGATATTTTTCTATAAACAATCTCACTACAGTTCATCCTCTACCTCCTCTCTTGGCTCATTGGTTGCATCAGGATCCTCAATAGGCATCTGATCCGCATATACTGGGGTATTCGCTATCTTGCGGAAAAAATAAGCCAAACGCATCAGGAGATAAAGTTTATTTTTCCCCAGATACCAAATAGTGTTTCCATCACTCATATACCCAGAAGCATAGAACTTACCCCTGTAATGGATTGGGAGAGGCAGCCTGTCATATACAAACAAATAGCCAGAAGCAATACCAGAAATGGTAGCCTCACGGTTAAATTTCCCATTCACATAGATACTTACCTTTCTACCTTTACGGATAATATCTACAGGGTATAACTCATGGATGAATAAGCAGATAGCTAATAAAGCTATCGCTACGCTCGCTATAATTATTGCCATTGGTGAAATCATACTCAAAATTTACTTAGTTAATATGCAAATATACTAAATCCGTGTCTGTCAAACACAGATTTAGCTATAATTTTTTGATTTAGAAGCCAAAAACTAACATAGCAGCATCCCGTCCGTGCTCATTCGTTCTATTTTGCCAGCCTGTGTAAGTTTTGAAAGTATCCTGAGGCAGCTTTGTTACGTTCCGCTTAGGAGCTACCATTTCAAACTCTACCCCCAGATCGGTGAGGAAATCTTCCCATATAGTAGCATCACGTTTTACGGATCCTACTCCCTGGAGCTTCTTACGTTCCTCTTCCCGTGTCATTCTCTCAGTTCCAAACCAGGTACGTTGTCTGGGATCCTCTACACGAACTATCAGCTTTTTGCCATGTAGTGTAGCCAGTTCTTTTACACGCTCCATAGCTTCATGTATCTTTAAAGAACATACTGAGAGCAGCTTTCTTTCCCGATTATCCCACTCTGAGAAACCTGTATCCACGCCTGTATCAATTCCTACGTATATCATTCCTTCTCAGCATTATCAACACCATTCAAAGATCCAGGGATTTGATAGAGGACAATCGTATTTTCACTTATCTGCTGATCCTTGGCTGGCATTAGCATAGTCATAAGCGTTACATCAGGAGCGTACTTATATCGGATCTCCCTTAACATTGGCAAACCGACTGGATGCTGGCTGTGAATGGCAATACTCAAAAGGCTATCCGTCATTTCAACTTTTACCACCGAACACCCATGTAGGAATGTTCCAAGTCGGTACTCGCCATACTCATCCGTTGCAAATGGTTCGCTATTTGCAGCTTTTTCCAGCTCATTCACAAAAGAACTGTTGAGCTTCTTCTTTCTCCAATACTCAGGGAAATACACACCTTTGTTTCCATCTTTATTAGCCTGGAATACGCCTTTGTCGCTTCTAATATTCTCTAATGGTTTGCTTGCTGCCTCATCTGTTATAGCAGCGTTTAATTTTCTTTCTTGCATAACTCAAATTTTATAAGGTGAAACAATATCATAAATGGCTTTGCATATTTGAATATCATACAAGGCATCATGTAATTTGCTATCATCTACCTGGATCCCCAGAGTTTTAGCAACCGTACCCTGTTTAAAGTTCTCCATTTCGGTACGCATTGCTGCCAGGTATGGAGTAGCCAGTACCATCACATCAATAGAATTACTCCAGAACCATGAACCGAAATATTTATCTCCGTTTTGAAGAAACCAAGCACGCAAAAACTGATTATCAAAAGATGCGTTGTTATATCCAGCCAGAAAGAACTTATCTTTCTTATTGAAACGATCCACATACTTATCAAGCATGGCGATAAAAGAACTAAAGACAATACCCATCGGAGGATAAGATAGGATCTGCTCTTTAGTAACTCCAGCCACGTCCAGAGCTTCCTGGAGAATTTCGGCTTTCGGATTAGGTTGCACCCTAAGATCAAACTCCTCTTTCACTTCTCCATCTACTACTATTGCACCGCTAATTTGGTGAATACCATGTTTATTCACTAACGTACCTGTAGTTTCCAGGTCAAAAAATACTACTTTCATTCTACTGATTTTTTATATTGTTTCATTGCCATTCTTAAACTTTCTGTTTTATCCAGCAGCTTTGCCAGTTCAGTAAGGTTAATCATATCCCCACCATCCATATAAGCCCAGATTTTACGGAGCGAATTGGCTATTTCTTTTGCTTCCTTAGCATCTTTCTGAACAGCATTGATCTCTTTATTGGTAACAGTCTTTTTGCCTTGTTTTTCGGCTATTTCTACAGCGTTCTTTGTGGCTTTAACCTGTTCCTCTTCCGTTTCATAGCTGGCTACTATATCTTTGGCTGCTTTGGCTGAGATCTGCTTATTAATGATCCTTTCCTGAATCTCTATAGGAAGATCCAACAGGGAAAGGCACTTGCTGATAAAGGCTGGTGATTTTTTAAACTTTTCAGCTATTTCACCCTGATTATATCCGAACTCCTCTTTAAATCGCTTGAACATGATACCGCATTCATACTCAGAGAACCGCTTACCTTCATTTCTCATCATCTGCTCTATCAAAAGATCCTCTGGTGCAGTATCTTTCGGTAGCTTCATAGCCTTAATATAGGGAATAGTAGCACCTTCCTCTATAGCAAGCATGGTAGCTCTATAACGTCTTTCGCCATCCACCAGCTTATAGCACTCAATACCGTTACCATCTTTGAAGGGAATAACGGTAATTGGATTCAGCACCCCTTTAGCCTTAATCTGTTCTTTCAGCTCTTCCAGATCAAAATCTCTACGAGCATTGAAATTATCCATTACCACGATGTTACGTGGATCTATCTGGAAAATATCAGTTCTTTTTGTTGCATTAGTTTCCATAATCATTAATTTATTTTTCTTTCTACTGTTACTATTGTATCATTATGCCAACCACCATGAGCTACGAGCAATATTTCTATAATCTCAAAGCCGTATTTTTTGCCTATGCCACCAGAGTTCCAACCACAAGTGATAACTATGCCATCTTTTTTAACAATTCTGCTAATAGCTTCTTTTTGCTTACTCCAATATGAAGCCTGAGTAGTTTGCATATTTACTGTTACCCCTAATTTTTTATAGCATTCTGAAACTTGACGAGGAGAATATGGTGGATCATACAAAACAGTATCTATGCTATTGGGAGCGAACATATTTAAAAAGTCAATAGCATCTAAATGATAAGTGGTTTCAAATTGTGTATCTATGTCATTAGTTATAGTAGCAATTTTACTATTATTAGCAAAAGGATCAATGATACACCCATGAGCATACTTTTCAATAATACTACTTATAGCTTTTACGCTAAAAGTTTTACTATTAGGCATTTCCCAAACTCTTTTTATTTCCATTGTTAATACCTAAAATCTGTAAAATGAATAACTACACCTTCAAACGTATTTTCTTTGTTATTACCAAAGAACCACCCTACAAAGTCCTCAACACTCAGACCATCATTCTTAGCAACTTCCTGAATGGGAACCAACTTACCATCTATCCAAATTTGAGGATAGGCATCATCTGAGCCGTAAGTCATGGTTACGTGTTGCAGTCCTATCTTTTCAAACTGAGCAAACTCCCTCTGTTCTGAATTATAAGGTCTGCCAGTCCATTCACGTACTGATAGAAACTTTTCCCCAGATGAAATACCTTTATACCTTTCATCCCACACATTTTTAGCATTGTACCTGATAGTGTGGATCTTCTCACCTTTTTTCAGCTTATCCTCAAAACCTGTAGGCTTTCCAGCCATACTATGCGTTACAGGAAAGGTTTTACAGAGGGTAAGTATTACTTTTTTCTTATTCTTCATAACCTATAATTTTATTCCATATCCTGGTCGCTTTATCTCCTGTAGCAGATCCAACCAGGGAACCGTTTATAAATACCTCCAGATTAGCACCGTTACCGTTAAAATAAACCAGCTCGTAATCTTTGCCTGATCTGGAAAATTCACATCTCATTTTTCCCATTCTTTGTATTAGTTTACTTGGTTAATAATCACTTAGGGTAGTAAGCCAATGTTAGTACATCGTATTGCTCCCTAATTATCGCAAACTGGTAGGAGAAACTTTTGCCTGGAACAGATATAAATTCGTGGGTATATCCCTCTTTCTTATACCTGGGTATTTCCTGGTTACATGAAAAATAGTCCTTCAAATACCCCGTCATTTCCTCACAGAAATCATCCCCAAACGATTCTATTAATCGGCTTTTATTTCTAAGCGCAAACCTCATTTTCTTCTACTATCTCCTTTCAGCTGTATTACATTGAAACTCTTGAAACGATCCACCAGCCTATCCTCAAACCTCTTTTTAAATTCCTTCACATCGAGGTTACTTGTTAGATGGTATCTCTTATTCGACTGTTGGAACAACTCATACCTGGCAAACAGGAACTCATCCATAACCGTGCTCAAATCTGTACCATAATTTTTTTGCTTTTCAGTAAGTAGCCCTACATCATTCAGGCAGATATTGAAAGGTGCCCCCTCAAAGGAACCATTACCGCCTATCTCATTGTAGGTGTATTTATCAATATGCCCATTGATCTTATAGTAGTTCATCATCTGGGTAACAGATAAATTCCTGAAAGCATTTTCATTCCCTATACGTCTTAGGTATTCAGAAAATATCTGCATGAGCATTGTTTTACCAGTACCAGGATCTCCAACCAGTAAAAGGTTCTTATGTATCTTGTATTCCTCATCTGGGAAAACAGATTCAGCCAATTTGCATCCATTGAAATAGTATGTTAGGAATTTCAACACATCCCTGTTATAATCATCAATGGTAAACCGTGAGAACTCACGCAACATAAAGCTGTTTCCTATTTCTGTAATCATCCAGGCATGGTGTTTAAATTCCTCTGGATCCTCCAGGTTGTACTTAAAACCTTTCAGAATAATTCTTCTGTGAGCCAGTATCTCCTCCTGAGCCTTCTTTGCGGTCAGTTTGTACCCCTGATCCTGGAATTGCTTTATTATTTTGAGAGCCTGTTCCTCCGTTAAAGGGCGTTCGTTCACTTCCATTTTTTTGTAAATCTTCGTAATACTTATCTTTCACCCATCCACGAATAGTAAGATAATCGGACTTATATTTTTTGCCTTTAGAGCCTTTATAGTTATTAAGGATGTCTATCATAGCTTTGGCTCCATCCTCCGAATACTCCTCACATAACTTAGCGTACTCATCCCTGGTAAGGGTAACGTAATCAGCATACTTATACTTTTTGGCTTTGTCAGCCTTTTCCTGCTGTTCTGGTGTTAGCGGTGGAGGTGGTGGGGTAGCATCATCAGGAGATCCATCTACAGTTTCCTGCTTTGGCTGGAATACTTTGGCTTTAGTTACGTCACCGCCCTTTTTACCAGCCTCCCGTCTTTTTCCCCTAATTTCCTCATCCTTAACCATTCGCCTACTATAAATAGCTCCATCTTCTCTAACAGCACAAACTCCGTTATCAATAAGAGTATCAAACCAGGCATAAGATCCTGAGCAATCCCTACCGATCATCAGTGTTATCTCATCTTTGGTATAAGGCTGGTGATTAGGCTTAACCATCACACCACGCTCCACGCTTTCCCACATATAGCAGATCATATCAAACCATAGCCCACGAACATCAGGAGCCAGAACTTTCACCTCAGCGCAGCTCAGCCAGTCACGAGTAAAAAAGGGCATTGGTATTTTATCTTTAGCCATATTGAGAGAATTGAAGTGTGGATACTCTCCATAAGAAGAGTATCCACACTCAGGGTTTATACTTCCAGAATAGCAATGTCAGGAGCAATAGCTTTGATCTTCTCCAATACCTGATCTATACAGGTATCACGGTACGCTTCCACCATTTCATTGGCACCTGGAGATACCAGCTGGAGATACACATCACCATCACTCAGATAGTGGTCGAACTCAACCTCAATACGTTCCTTAGGTGTACCTTTGAAAACAGACAGACACACAGAAAAGCTCTTTGGCAAATTGCTTTCAACTTGGCATTTGTACACATCCGCTGTAGATCCAGAAGGATCACGCTGCTTTTGTATTTCTGCCTTTGCATTTGCCGTAAAGTTTTTGAGATTGGAAACGAGCACCATACATTTCTCTTTGTCCTCAAACACTCCACGATTGAGGCGTAAAAACTGCCCTAATTTTGCAGGTGTCCATCCTTTCTCCTCATTGTTGATCCCGAACTTTTCAAACACTTCCGAAAGCTGAACTTTACCAGAAAATGTGTTTTTGGTGTAGTTATCCTTTTCGTTGATTGTAAGAGTAATGCTCATATCCTCACGATTCACTTTGATATTAGCCTCCTTTTGGTCGATTGTATCCACACGTTTCTCCAGCCAATCAAACGGGGTAGAAATCACACCCGAAACGCTAATACTTTCTGGAGCTTTTGTAGGCAAACTTTCCTTTGCTCTGGCAGCATCACCTTTTCTGTACACAACCTCAATAGGTTTTTCACCTGTGTAGTTCTCAATGTTAATAGACAAACCTTTTTCTTGATTTTCCATTTTAATCTAATGTTTAAAAGTTAATAAATTAATTATCAGTACCTGTTCTCCGTAATGTCTGGAAAGCAGTTCTTTGTCTTTCTTCGGGTTTCATGTTTCTACTTTCCAATAGATAACCCTCTGGAGAATACCAGCCAACCTCAGCCGTGTCAGGATCAATAAACTTGTAACATTCTCCTTTCACATACTCACCGCCCACTTTAAGCTCATCCAGGATCTTACCAACACGTTCCTGTAACGGCTTAGTTTTCCCTTTAAATTCTGCCTTAACGTCTGCCAGTTCCTCATCCAGCGTTTGCAACTGTATGGAAACTCCAGCCAATTCAGCACGCAAATCGTTAATTTCTTCCTGTTCAAACTTTCTGGTATAGCTTCTCTCTTCGATCTGATCGCAGCTATCTCTCAGAATTTGCGCCCGTTGTTCTATCGGGGTTTCCGATAACATAATGTCTTTCATACATCTAATTTTTTTGAGTTGTTTTTATACAATTTTCAACTGCCTTAATGCAGTTATCCCATCCTTTTTTATACCCAGAAGTATGCTCCCCCACGTTATAGAGGATAAACCCTACTATAACCAAGAATAGCCCTACAGATCGGTGCCAAAAAGGGAGTGAAATACTAAATGGCTTAATTGATATTGAAATGTGCCCAACAAATAGCAGCCACACTATCAGTATGATTACTGAAATTATCCCCACTTTCATCCTACTTTATGTTAGCCAGTAGATACCCCTTCCATATCTCAGCAAAATGTTCCCCGAACCAGATTGCGATTTCTCGATTTTCGGAAGCAAGGGCACCCCCGAAGCTCGCATTCGAGGTCGAGGCAACGTCGCGCGAGGTCAGGCACGACACACCAAGAGCGGAACCGTGGTCCGCACAACCCACGCCAGCAGGGAGTTCAATAGAAAAGTAAGGGAAATACTTCCATTCGTTAGTGTCTGCCCAGTTTGGTATCCAGGTCGGGTTTAATGCCTTGCGTATCAAACGTAATAGCATGAAAGCCTGTACATCCTCTGGGAGGTCGGCTAATTTCTTTTCAAACTCTTCCTTATTACATCCTGTAGCAGCAAAAACATCATCCATCGTTTTGATGTTATGATAGTCTGAATAATCAGGCATCACAGCATCTTTGCCAAATAAAGCAAGTAATACAGCTCTTGTGTTACCACAGGCTACAGAGAAAGCAGCCTCCAACTTTGTTTTTTCAATTTCGATCTTTTTCATCTTGCAATGTTTTTAATCGGTTAATAATCTTTTTTGTTAATCTCACAGCATTATCTACTCTGGTACTTTTACCAGGTGGAATATTTTCTATTAATACTGGCACCAGCCTAATAAGCTCTGATACCATTTGATTAGGTATTCTTTTCATCGGCTTTCCTCCAGTGTGGATCTGGATCTGGTATTTCCAAATTCAGATATTCCAGTGCGTACTCTCTAAGTTTCTCACAATAGGTAGAAAAAGTAAGTGTATCCATTGTAGCGGTGGATCCTGGGAAAGTTATGATCTCTCCAGTGTACTTATTCACCACTTTATCCGCTGTCATTTGAGCTTTAAAGAACTCATGTACCTGTTCACAGCTGGTAAACTCCCAGCCCTCATTTATCAAAGCATCCAATAGCATTGGATAGATACAGCCCCAAAGCCATCCGTTTTGATCGTTAGAGCGAGGTTTCCTAACCTTTTTAACCACAACCTGATAAACCCCATCCAGGGACTGGGAAAACAGTTCATACAGCGGTTTGAGATTAAACAGCCCGTTCTTTTTCTCTATTTGAACTTTCTTACTCATACATTCCTATTTGTTTCTCCAGGCTTTGCCTTACAGCACGAATAGCGTTCTCTCTTCCTTTCAGGCTTTCCAGATAAACCTCCAGCTCCTTTTTGCTTTCAGCGATATAATACCCGTCACTGGTAGCTACTAAGCCAATAACCATGTTATTTACACGGATATGGTTAATAATCTTTCTCAATCTGGCATTATCCAACTTATACCCCTGGCTTTTAAGAACCGAACATATATGTTGGTTTGTAACGGCTTTCTCCTTACCTATTTTGGAATACAGCCCCTGAATAATCAAAGGGAGTATCACATCATTCTCGTATGGAGTGAGTGGTTTGGTTTGTTCTGAAAATCCTGTTATCATAGCTTATCTACATGAATTGTTAAACCTGGTTTTGCTACATATACCACCTTACCAGTAACCTTTTGTATCTCAGACGTAAAAACAGGCTCATCACCATTATTTTCAGAAAGATGCAATAGAATTACATTACTCACATTGGATAAATCATTTGCCCTTAGGATTTCTTTACAGGTTTCCAGTTCCATGTGAGAAGTCAGTAAGCGGTTTCTTTGAGAGGGGAGAGTATGCCCAGCGTTAATGCTTTCTATCAGCTTTCTATCAGAGTAATTACACTCTATCATCACATGATTAAGCCCAGGGAAAACATACTCACACATACAGCTGTCTGTAAGGAACATGATCCTGCCAGTTTCAGGGTGATCTATCAGGTACCCGACACATGGAACATCATGGCAAGCAGGGAAAGGGGCTACTTTAAAATTTCCAAACTTATACCCTTTTCCCAACTCCAGAGCCTTAACCCTGGATCCGCTAACATCCTTTGCAGTCAATACCTCAGGGAGTGCCAGAACATAAAAGCCACTATCTGCCATGTTTTTTATGTACTTAGCATGATCGTTGTGCTGGTGAGTTATTAGGCAGCCCACCACTTTTTTTATCTGGAAATCCAGAGCTTTCTTTACATCCAGGAAACGGATACCAGCCTCAATAATCAGAGCCTCATTTCCATTATCCAAGATATAGCAGTTACCGCTGGATGAGCTACCTAATACTTTCAGTTCCATATAGCTTAGTATCCTGGATCAGCTTCTTTAACAGCACCTGGGGCAGGGTTGCCTGTAGAAACTTCCTCGTATGAAACTTCGGTTGCATCAAACACCTGGGCATTTCCATTTTCTTGAACCAGGTTATCACGGCTTTCCGTATCACCATCCGCATCATCCGCAATAGCCTGTTGCATTTCTACAGATAGATAACCATATTTACCAAGTAAATTACGGATAACGGTTTTTATACCCATTCCATGAAAGTTACCCATCCAGCCAACTGTTTTACTATCTGGGAGAACTGGAAGATTAGCCAGGTTTAGCAAGCTCTCTACTGTAGTTTCAGCTTTCAAACCTTTAGAGTAGCGTTTGGCGTGTGCAGCCATTTGTTCTACAGTCATATAAAGGGTTTTACTAAAACCATTCATAAGCTCAAAGTAGCAGAAGTAACCTATTACTTTGTCGGACTTCTTTTCACCATCAAAAGCAATCTCTCCAGTGAGCTTATTTACTTTTCTCAGTTCACCCTCATAGACCACATCCGCATTGAGGGTACGATACTGCCCTGTTCTCATAGCGAGCTGTATAAAGCCTTTGTATCCCATCTGGAAAACAGGTTCATAAACTTTAATCCAGTTCCCTTTATCATCCTTCTTTGAGTTCTGGAAAGGGATAATGTAGGCAAAGCCCAGTGACTTGTTTATAGGCAAGTGTAACACGGCTGCCTTTAAAGCCTCCATAACCACCTGTTTAGGCTCACATAGCTGTAATTTGCTATCACCATTATAAAGGTCAATCACTGAGGCTATAAACGTTGGTGCGTTCTTTGCCAGTGCGTTCTGGAACTGCTCCACTACAGAGGGAGCACTAAGCATATTTTTCAGCATATCCACCTTTTTCACTACTGGAGCTTTCTTTGGATCTATTACTGCTGTACTTGATTGAGTTGTCATAATTGAATTTTATTAGAGTTCGTGAAATGTTTCCATCATTCCGTCCGTAAACGTTCGGATCATAAGTTTTGGATGATTACTCACAGAGAGATTGATAACCTGAGAAACAGTAGGAATAAGTTTATTCACGCTTTCTCTGTTATCAATAAAGATCGGTGCAGATATACCTTTAGATTTGCAAATAGCATTGATTATATCCAGTCCAGCATTAATTTTCGTGGCATTATTCAAATCAGGGAAAGGCACACCATCAACGGTACATACACAGGTTATTTTTTCATTACCGTTCAACTGCTCATCAACAAATGAAAATGAAACCAGGGAGAACATTCCATTAATGCGCTTCATCAGCTCATTATCTTTTGCTTTCTGGAAATCAGTTATAATAAACTCAGTCTTTTCCAGCTTAGCCAGAGCATCATTGTTTGATAGCTTCTTATCTTCATACTCCTGGATCAGTTTTTCAGCACGTTCTATCGTTTCACGCTTAGCCAGTCGTTTATTAAGATCAGCAATACAATCAGAAAGTACACGTTTCCCTTCCTGTAGTTCAGATACATCTACAGGCTTAACATCTACATTAAGCTGATTATCCAGTTCAGAAATCTCATTCCCCAGACGTATCCAGATAGCATCAGCCTCAATAAGTTTTTGAGCATCCTGAGCAGCTGGCAGATTTCCCTCCTGGAAACTTTTTTGAGCCTGTAAATTCACCAGCTCTTTCTCCAGCTTGCTAATTTCAGCCATAACATCCTCACGTTTCTTTTGCAGTTCGGTTTTCTTACCTGCTTTAGTCTTACCTGTAGTTTGGTTTTGCTGTAACCTGGTAGATTTATTATGATTGAAGTTTGCCAGCATTTCCTGCTGTTTTGCCTCAATATCATCAGCCTCCAGAGGACGTTTACAGGTCGGGCAGGTAAAAGCACCATCAGGATACTCCAGCTGCTCATCATTGATAACACGATATTCCCCCCTGAGAGTATCCAACTCATTATTGATAGTGTTTATCTGAGCATCAATAGTAGATACATCCTTTTTTTTGCGATCAATATCACCCTGTATCGTCTGTATCTTATATTCCAGATCACGGATAGCTGTACGTGCCTCTCCATTCGCTTTATTAGCGTTTTCTCGTATTTCTCCCTCCCTCTTTGATCGTTCCAGGCGTTTCTCTCCTACCTTTTTCTGGATAGAACTTTTAGCTTCATAAGTAGCCTCTACCTGCTTTGATTTATCAGATATTTGCTCATCAATCTTTTTAAGACTGTCTATTTTCCCTGCCAGCTCCCGATCCAATACTGCCCAGTCCTCTGCTTCTGGCTTCATCTGATTAGCCGTATCAATGCGAGCAGGTAATTCCTTTAGTTCATCCTGAATAGCCCTCTTTTTAGAAGCGATTTCTTTCTTAAATTGCTCCAATGATTTACCTGTAAGCTGGCTCAAAAGCTCCAGGTATTCAGGTTTCAATGCAGCCACATCCTGATCCGATACATTACCAGCCATATCCAGTAGCATAGTCTTTTGAGTAGCAGCTGGCAGAGAAGGGAAATAGAACGGATTAGTTACCATTCTGAAAACATCCTCTGGGAGGATATTGGATACCTCAGCATCAAACGCTTTCTTTGTATCCAATTTTACACCATTCAGGAAAAACTCTGTATAGTGATTTTTCAACTGCCCAGCATTTGTACCAGTGCCCCATTTTTCCAGGTATGAGCGTTGCAATGTAACCTCATTGCCATTTACCAGTAAAGTAGCCGTAACTACGTGCTCCAGGTTCAGGATTGGCTTTCCATCAGCATCCAGAGTTTTGATATTAAAGCCACCATTACCATCTGCCCTATTCGTACTATCTTTACCGAATAACAACCATAAGAAAGCATCAAAAATAGTAGTCTTACCAGTGCCGTTATCACCACATATTACAGTTTCCTGATCGGTGAAATCAATAGTAAGATCTCTGATACCTTTGAAGTTTCTGAGCACCAAATTTCTTAATAGAATTTGTTTCATA